GACTGACTAGGCAGAAGGTGACCAAGACAAGCTGTGTCACCAGGACCATCTGAACCAAGAAAGAGATGGTCCAACCGGCACCGCCGGAATACACTCTGGGGGGCATTGACTGCCCCCCTTTTTTATGAGCCACAGGAGGTTATATGCGTAGACGCAAGCTTAGCGGCCGAAAGCACGGCAGGAGATTCCAGCGCGCCAGGAACAAGACCAGGGCGATCAACTCGCCCGCGTTCGTCATGAGGGGCGGAATCCGCCTCTGACATGGCGTGCGAAAACCCGATGAGGGCATATGCCCGAGCTGACGGCTCGGGCATTTCTTTTTTCAAGAGGAAAGACCCCGAATACTGGGTACAGCCATACACGGGACTGGCTATCCCATGTGGACACTGCATCTTATGCAGAAGTGAGCAAGCACGGCAGCAAGCCGTGCGAATCGAACACGAAGCGCGCATGTGGGTAGAAAGCAGCTTCGTAACGCTTACTTACGACGATAAACACTTACCGAAATACGGAAGCCTCGACTATGCACACACGACAAAATTCTGGAAGAGGCTGCGCATCCATTTCCAGAGAAAGAAACTTGGCACAATTCGTTACTACCTTGTCGGGGAATATGGGGACGAAACACTACGGCCGCACTACCACGCCTGCATTTTCGGGCAGGCATTTGTCCAGGACAGGATCATCATTAGGAACCAGCCCACACTTCTGTGGGTATCACCTCTTTTGCAAGAGCTGTGGGGTCTGGGTCAGGTATCGGTAGGCGCGCTCACGTTTGAAACCGCGCGCTATGCGGCCAGTTACGTCACCAAGAAGCTTGCCAGCAAACAACAGTACGTCCGAACCGACGAAGAAACCGGAGAGCTCATTCCCCTGGCACAACCCAGGGCATTCATGAGCAGAAACCTAGCAAAAAGCTGGTGGCTTAAATGGGGGAAAGGAGTCACCGACAACGACTACGTAGTCATCAACGGACAGCGGCAGAAGCCTCCCAAAGCCTATGACCGGTGGCTCCGCGAAGTTGACCAGGAGAAGGCAGAGGAGATCAAAGCACAGAGATTGAAGCACTCGAAAGTGCTCAGTATTGCAGAGATTCGCGCGCGCGCGCGATACGCGCACGCGCGCGTTAAGAGCAAGAGCAAGAGCGTCTAGCCGCCTACGTCCACAAGGGACGCGGCTAGACGCAAGAAGGGGTTACCCACAGGTTATCCACTAGAAGTGGATAACCCGATGGATAACCAGAGTAAGAGGAAGAGAAGAGAAAAGGAGTTAGGAAAATGGCTTTGATGAGAAACAAGACAGCAAGACAACACAACTTCGCGACCGTTCCTCGCGCGGACATTCCGCGGAGCAAATTCGCGATGCGTCAAACGCGCAAGCAAGCGTTTAACGCGAGCCTATTGATACCGGTCATGTGCGAGGAAGTACTCCCTGGAGACCACTGGCACCACAGAGAAAACATTGCGGCGCGCCTGGCTACGCCGATCGCGCCGATCATGGACGACCTGGACCTGGAAACCTGGTACTTCTTCGTACCGAACCGCATAACAGCGGGAAACAGTGTCTCCACACCAGGAATCAGCAACGACTGGGAAACGCTTATCAGCGGAGCCGCGGAAGCAACCATACCAACACTGTCACCACCAGAAGTGACTGCAACCTATCCAATCCCAGTAGGAAGCGTGGCGGATCACTTCGGCATTCCGCCTGGAACGTATACCGCAGCGCTGCAGTTCAACGCGCTGCCCTTCCGGGCCTACTTCATGATCTACAACGAATGGTTCCGCGACCAAAACCTGCAGGAAGAATGGAACTATCCCCTCGACTACAACACAGACTTCCCGTGGACACAGATACAACTGGCAACAGCACTCACCGAATGGGATGGCATGCCGCTAAGAGTCAACAAGCGGCATGACTACTTCACAAGCTCGTTGCCCTGGCCACAGAAGGGAGACGCAGTAGAGCTCCCCCTGGGAAGCACCGCACCGGTAACGATCTTCGGCACCGGAGACCTGGCACCAGAGTTCAACGACGGCCTGATGAACCCGGACAAGCAACTCACGTTCAACATCTCAAACAGCCAAGCACAGTGGAGCGGAGCAACACCGCTAGCAAACGCACCGGCCCTCTGGGCCGACCCAAAACTGGCAGGAACAGCCGACCTGGCCAACGCCACCGCCGCAACCATCAACGCGATACGCCTGGCATTCCAGACACAGAAACTCCTGGAGCGGGACGCACGAGGAGGATCACGCTATGTCGAGCAGCTGCTGTCACACTTCGGCGTGCGATCACCCGACTACAGAATGCAACGGCCGGAATACCTGGGCGGCTCCAAAATCAAAATCGCTATCAACCCTGTCGCACAAACAGCCGCCTACGACGCAGAACCGGCCGCCTCAGACAGCCCGGTGGGTAATCTGGGTGGCGAGATGCACGCCAGCAGCAGCAAGAAAACCTTCAACTACGCATCTACCGAACATGGTTACATCATCGGAGTCGCCGCCGTTCGCGCGACTCCTACCTACCAGCAAGGTGTAAGAAGGCACTGGCTAAACCGCCGCACCAGGTTGGACTTCTACTTCCCAGTATTCGCCATGCTGGGAGAACAGGCAGTGGACACCAGGGAAATCTATCTTCCCCTGGACACCACACCGGTCGTTCCGACCTGGGGATATCAGGAGCGCTGGGCCGAATACCGCTACACGCCGAACGAAATCACCGGAACCCTGCGCAGCCAGGTAACGACACCCATGGACTGGTGGCACCTGGCGGAAGAATTCGGCAACGAGCCAGCGCTCAACGCAGAGTTCATCACCGACAAAACACTGGAGACCCTGGACAGAGCTCTCGCAGTGGACACGGAAACCAGTCCGCAATGGAGTGCCCAAATCATCATGGACATTCAGCACGACAGCACAGTGGCAAGGCTCATGCCCACCTACAGCGTGCCTGGACTGATCGACCACTTCTGACCAGGAGCCACAATGCCACTTGATCCAGTAACCGGCTCCCTCATCACCGGCATCGGTGGGAGCCTACTTGGCGGAATATTCGGCTCATCCGCACAGAGCCGGGCAAACCGCATGAACATCAGACTGCAACGCGAGAACCAAGCATTTCTCGAAAGGATGGAAAACACCTCATGGCAACGCGGCGTAAAAGACATGATCGCCGCCGGAATCAATCCAATGCTGGCAGTCAGCCAGGGCGGAGCTGGAAGCCCTTCCACTTCAGCCGCTACTGTGATTCCGGAGGATGCAATGTCCCGGGCTGTGTCGAGTGCGAGCGACAAAGCCCTACGAACAATGGAGCTCAAGAACGTTCAAGCACAGGTGAAGATCAATGAGCAAAAAGCCGAACAGGAGGAAATGGAAACGCTTCGACAAAAGATCGCTATGGGACGGGGGCACGTGGAGGATGAGCATGGAAATGTCACGCTCCCAGAACGCGCCTGGTGGACCGATGCGCTCAGAAACTCGAAAGCCGCGGCAGACCTGAAAGACCTGGAATACCAGGTCGCCAGCCAAATCCAGGGCTACCAAGTCAACAGCGCCAGGTCAGCGGCCGCAATAGCAGAAAGGGAGGTCGACATTCGGGAACTAGAAGTCATCCTCAAACGCCTCGATATCCCGGAAAAGGAAGCGCTCGCCAAATGGTTCGACACCGTCGGCAGCGCATCGCCCGCAGCCAAAGCAGTCATGTCCATCGGACAGTGGCTGCGCATGATCTTCAGCAAGTAGGAGCAACAATGAGCGTTTACGCAAAGACCAAAGCACGGTCCAAAGTCTTCACCCACACGGCCACACTCACCGACCAGAGCCAGGCCAAGGACACCGACATAAACGTCATTGTCGGAAAGTTCAAAATCACCGGCCGCGTACCAGGAGCGGACACACCACCTATCTCCGGAGACTTCTCCGAGATACCGACCGACCTCAGAGAAATGATCGAACGGGCCCGAGACGTGAAAAACCTGCGACGAAACCTGCCAAAAGGCCTGGCCGAGCTCCCCATCGAGGAGCTACTTACCAAGACACCAGCCGAAATAGCCGCTATCCTAAAGCCGCCGGCCAAGACACCAGCCGAAATAGCCGCTATCCTAAAGCCGCCGGCACCTGAGCCGGTGACACCGAAGGAAGGGCAATGAGGCTATACGCCATCCGAGACAGGCTGATTGATTACTTCATGAAGCCATTCACAGCACACAGCGACCGAGAGGTACTCGCGTCGCTGGCATCCGCCATCAACAACCCGGGGAACAACGATGCCATCGCGAAAGCGCCACAACAGTTCGAGCTCTGGAGGCTCGCGGAAATCAACGAACAAACCGGCCAGGTCCAAGGGGACAGAGAATTCCTCGCAGACTGCGCCGCGCTCGTTCGCGGAGATCTTCGGGGAGCCGGAATCGCCGGAGCTGAAACGGCTACGCGAGCTCGAGCGCAGATCGAAGACGCGCCTGGCCGAACTGGAGGCAACGGGAACGCCACGCCTAGCCCTGCACCGGACCAGGCACGTCCAGAAGCTCTCCAAGGAGCGAAAGCTCCTCAGGGACATCCAGGAGGCCATACAGGCGGAAACGGGGGCGGACCTGCGCACAGCCACGGCCGCCACGATCGACGGCCTGAGGAAGGCCCTGGGGGGGAAGACTGACTAGGCAGAAGGTGACCAAGACAAGCTGTGTCACCAGGACCATCTGAACCAAGAAAGAGATGGTCCAACCGGCACCGCCGGAATACACTCTGGGGGGCATTGACTGCCCCCCTTT